TCAACGACTTCAGACTTTTGCTTGACGATCTCTAGCGACTCATCTGATAGCAATAAAGCAAGTTCGTCATCTGTAAGGTTCTTGTAAGATTCCTTAGTAACATCTTCTTTAGCATCCCAATAGGCTTTAACAACGCCTACTTTTTGCATTAGTGCATCTTTAAACCAGTTATGCAGGATCAGGAAGCCAGGATTATCCCGATAGAATACCCAATTACAGTACTGAGTTGCCTGTTTAGCAGCTTCCTCATCGTTAGCAGATTGTGGTTCAAAAAGAACAATATCCTCTGTCGTGGTGAACACACGTATTAGCTGCGGCAGACTTCCGTCAATTGCTTCGGCGACCTCCCCTGTTACGATCTGGCTACGACCTTCTTGCTCATTGCCATACGGATCACGCAGGTAATACTCTAGAGCCTTTTGACGCTGGTCTGTAGTCTCAGAGTCAATAAAGCCAATGGAGTTATCAATCTCTGCCTCAACAATCGCTTTAATTTCTTCAGACTGCATAAGTTACCCCTAGAATTTTTCCAATTATACAACCCATTGCACGTTATTTGGCAACTTTGATGACCACGAATCAGTACCTTCGTCAAGCGAAATCGCTAGGTATCTGAAGCTATCTGCGTAGTGTGATGCCCAATCATGCAAGGGCTTTTCGTAGAATACGTTACGTTTCTCGTCATGCTCGCGCCTGTAGTTACGCAAAGCATCAAGGCCAGGCTTAGTCTTTGGGTCAAACCAACAGCGCGGAAGCAAGCGTCTGACAGCCTGGATACCGTCAGCAACAGACAATCTAGGTGCAACAGTGATATTCAGTCCTGCCTCCATGAGTACTTCTTTGCGAGACCTTCCCGTTCCAAGTTCCCTAACCTCAACGTCATGCGGTAAGAACTGCTCCCACCGCGCATAGTCATTGTCTTGCAGCCAGCGTACATACCAGTCCAAACCTTGTCCGTGGTTCTCGACGCAGTCAATAAGCCGCACCTCTTTGCCAACCAGTTGAGCCACCCATAGACAAGTAGAATCACCCATACCCAAGTCCCAAGCAACAAAAGACCGGCAAAGATCGTCGCGCTCAATACGGGTGACATGGCCTTTTTCCTCGATAGTATTGATGATCTGACCATAGTAGCTACCCTCTACCGCAGCGTTAAATGAACATTCAAACTCTTGGTTATACTTGTCGTCGCCCATCTCTTTACGGGCAGAATCAAGCTCAGACTCAGGCAGAATCTTGGTCTCGCTGGCCTTAAACTCTAGCAGCTTCCAATCATCAGCGCTCTCAGCCCTATCTCTTAGGTCAGCAAAGTGGTTTCGCCCCTTAGGAGTGCCAACGAACATACACCAACCAAGGCGATCAGACAGAGCTGGCCTAATAATTTCATTCCAAATCTTCGGGTCTTGGTCTCCGATCTCATCCAATATAACTCCATCGAAGTATTGACCACGCAAGCTATCAGGATTGTCGCTACCATAAAGACTAATGCGGCGTCCCCAGAAGTCAGCCCGGAGTTCAGAAATGTTGTGAGTTGCATTTAGTGGCCTTGTAAATTTGGTTAAGTAATCCCAAGCTACTCGTTTGGCTTGCCCATATGTAGGCGCAATATAAGCAAATCTAGGCTCATCCTTGTCGCACTCGATAGCAGACTTAATCAGGTGATTGATAGCCGCTACAGTCTTGCCCATACGTCTGTGCGCTACTACGACACAGAACCTAGTGCCATCCATAGCCTCATGCATCTGTAACTGAGGCTCTCTTGGCTGATACGGGATAACTATTTCTGCCATGTGACCACGTGCTGTTGCGCTCCACCGTCTGCGCCTGTTACCTCTGTCCTAGCCAACTTAGGTATATGGTACTCACTGAGCTTGTTCATCAAGTCTAGTGCCTTATACGGGTCTTCTTGCGCTACTTCATTGAGCCATCTGTCCATGTTCGGAGCATTACGCTCTAGTAGATTAGCAATAGCTTCCCTAACTATCTGCGTTGATTTGTTAGGTACTCCCTTAGTCCTACCCTTACCCATGTTAGTAAGATTAGCTATTCGTGCATCTTCCTGCACTTTGGTGATTTCTGTTTCCATTTTTGCACTATCCTTTGGATGTTATGCGTTTACTTCATCGAAGTATTGTTTCTTTCTAATATTTTTACAATACTAGGGTCAAATACTACAAAATTTCTTGTTCCATCTTTTGTTCCTCGACTTCCTTGATCTAAATATTTAATTCCTTGTATTCCTTGTGCTAGTAAATCTTTTTCTAAATTAGCATTACTTCCTCTACCAAATTGGATAACATCTCCAACTGTTTTAAACCCCTCTTCAGGATGATAAGGATTTTTGCTTTCAATCAACTTATCTAAAATTGGTTTTAATAACAAAGATTCTTTTTTTGTCATGTTAGATAATGGCTTATCCCAATCAAGGAATGTATCAATGGCCGAATCTGGTATGTCTACCTTATAAAATGAACCAGGAAACTTTGTTTTAGGTGCTATGTCTTTTTCAAGCCATTCAATCACTTTAGGATCAGCACCTATATCTTTTGCATAACTGATAAGTTCATCAGGTGACGTATCAAGCATCATTTTCTCAAGCATTGCAGCCTTGTCGTACTCTATCTGTGCTTCTTTTACAGGAAGTCTATTTGCTTTGTTTTGTATTTGCTCATAAATAACTTCAACAGGCTTACCACCAATGGTTGTGGTTTCTCCAGCCTTTTGACCTAAAGCCATTTGATAGCCTCTAGCTACACCAGGCGCTTCTGCAAAATAAATCCCATGCCCATACGCTTGCGCTCCTTCTCCAGTACCAACCTTACTAATATCAAATTTATCAAAAGTATGTGGAGTTCCATGATAAGCAATTAATGGAGACAATAAACCAGTATCGGCAGCATATTGCTCTAACATTCGTCCAGCAGCAGGAGAAGCATATTTAGCTGTTTTAACTCCAGCCCCAAGCAAACCTTTACCAGCAGCTAATCCACCAACACCCAATCCAAGCGTATCCACTACATCCATTGGCTTTGGAGCTTTACCTGCACCTATATCGCTATATGCACTCTCAGCGCCAGTAATACCCAATACGTCAGCAGGTTTAATTGCTTTTAGTAATTGATCTACATTAATTTGCTGCGTCTGTAGACCTTGTGGAACTATCCCGCCCATAGGGTTTTGTTTAGGCGCGAAGTTAAAACCAGTAGGAATGTTTACTTTAGCTTGGCCTGTGTAGCCAGGGAATAGCTTTGCAACGTCAGCAGCATTGCCTAATTTATTAACTGCTTGCTTTGCAATACCAGCACCAGTAGCCATGCGCTGCGCTATATTGTCCTGGTTAGTAAAGCCGCCACCAGATAGGTTTTCATTGATAATCTGCTGAGTTGTTTTATTGCCAAGACTTTGCTGGAATAAAATTCTGTCTAACTCTGCTTGTGTTGGCAATCTATTAAACTCAGCCATAACAATCCTTAGTAATACGTATCGTATACATCCGGCCTATTCTGCCGTATCCATGCCCTGCTATCCTCATGACATTTAGCGAAGTCATCGCCTACTGTCTGGCTTCCTGCGTGATGCACATAACCTCTGCTTACCCAGTGAGTAAAGCCAGCTTTAGTCATGTCATCGCAGATAATGTTATCAGAATACCAGTTTACGCTTGGAAACTTAGCTGCTTTCCATGCTTCTTTAGAGACTGCCGCAAAAATAGGCGCAATAGTCTGTGCCTTCTTTATAAATCCCTCGCTGCGATAGCGTAAACCTACAAAGTCATCATCGACAATAGGATAACGTATATTCTGCTCAGGCAATACAAAGTCTGACCTAGTACCCAAGAATCCAACCTTATACCCTGCGTTCTTGAGCAAATCCCAATCTACTGCCATTTTAGTAATAGTGCTAGGTGTAGGTACTACGTCATCATTAGCCAGGATCACAGAATCATATCCTTGAGCAAACGCATAGTCTGTAGCTACATTGTAGGCATCACCAAAGTTAGACTCCATATTCGGAATCATCTTTATGTGTTTACCGAAACACTTAGGTGTATTGCAACTTATGTACACTGGTATGTGAGGCGCATAGACCTCTAAAGCAGTTACCAGTACCGTTAAGCCAACATTCCCTGTACTACATATCACGATTGCTTGCATAAGCCCCAGAAGTAAAGATCAGCAGGTGAGTCATTAGTCGAGAATTCGTATTGCTCAAACTTGCTTAAATCGCACTTATCTCTAAAGTCTTGCTCTGTTAAGTTAAGATAATAATCGCCAAGAAAAGGATTGTCAGCCCTGCTAGTCCTGCTGGTTCCATGCTCAGGCCTCCCAGTAGTAGCGCAACTAAAAAATACTAATCCGTTAGCCATTCTGACCATATTCTCAAAAGTTTTAACCCATTGTTCGTTATGCTCAAAACATTCACAGCTTGCCACTACATCGAAATAGCTTTCAGGAAATACTAAATCCTCTCCCCTGGCTACAACATCAACTCCACGACCCTCTCCAATGTCCACACCAATATAGCTAGTAGTATCAAAAAAAGTACGAATAGAGCCATTGATGTCAAGAGAGCCAATTTCTAATACCTTTTTGTCGGTAAAGTAATCAGGAAATCTAGCTTTTATACCTGCCACAAAATCTAGCTGGCTTTGATGACTCATTTTTTCTTAGCTTTGCTTGT